GGCTGATATCAAAGCGTCGGGCGACGAGTTCGCTGCGATGACGGAGGAAGAAGATGACTGATTCTTTTCAACGGCGCACTGTGATGGGGCAGTTCGACGCAGCGGGAAATCTCAATCAGCCCGAAGGTTTTGCGGACGGCAGTTGTGGATGGTCGCTACGTTCCGAATCCGATTGTCGCGCCCGCTGCGGTGACGACAGCGATTATCAGTGTCATCGCTCTGACCAATCAGATCGTGACGCCGGTCCGCCTGCGCGTCGCTCGACCGAGGGTGGTCAAGCTCGCATCGACGTACTGATCGCCACCCCACACAGCCGCCTCCGGGCGGCTTACACAATACCATAGGACTATACCATGCAACCCACTCTCCCTACCATGAAGCTTGCCATCCTCCTACCCACCGGCTCGATGGTGCATGCCGATTTTGCTCAATCCCTTGCCGTCATGATTCAGTTCCTATGTCGCGAGCGCATCCCAGGTTACGGAAGTACACAGCTCGCTATCATGAACAAGCGGACTTCGCTGCTGCCTGTATCTCGCGAGGGACTGATCGACGACGCACTAAAGCAGGGCTGCTCGCACGGGCTCTTCATCGACAGTGATCAGGTCTTTCCGTTCTTTTCTGTCCATCAGCTCGCGCAGCACCAAGTCCCGATTATCGGAGCGAACATCGCGACGAAGATGCTGCCATCGACTCCGAGCGCGAGGAACTCGGTGATTGAACGGAAGCCGGTCTACAGCCACGGAAAGACCGGGATCGAGAAGGTCCAGTACATCGGCTTCGGTCTGACCCTGATCGACCTCGAGATCTTCTCCAACATGCCGAAGCCCTGGTTCCCGATTGAGTGGAGAGAGAGCTACTACGTCGGAGAGGACCTCGCGTTCTGCGACAAGGCGAGGGCGGCGGGGAATCTCATCTACGTGGACCATGATCTGTCGCTGCAGGTTCAGCATGTTGGCGATTATCACTATGGGCACGATGATATACCTCCCCATGTTGAACCTCAACTTGGCCCCTTTTAAGGAGACCCTCAATGCTTCGCAATGCCGCAGTAGACGTCATCGCAACCCGCCTCGGCAATCGGACTGATCTGCGCGACGCAATCATCGCCGAGATGGATCTGATCATGACCACAGAGCTGGATCTGAGTGGAGTGAACTATCTCTGGCAGATTGAGCAGGGGGAGTATTTGGGTCAGACGATTGCAAGCGAGTACCGGTTCAACTTCGCTTTCTCTACTCCGAGCCTGCTCGCCCTCGTGGAGGATACCAACCTCTATTTCAGCATCGTCGGCGGGAGTACCGAGTGGCAGTACCTCGAGTACCAAGATTGGCTGCCTCCGGTCGACATCAACACCCTCGCCCTTCCGACCTATTGGACTTGGGGCTCGGATATGCTGATCCATTTTGACACCTTGATCCAAGGTCAGATTGATCTCTACGGCAAGTACTACCGTCGAGCCACTACCGTCGCTGGAACCTACAGCGATCCGACCAACAACATCGACAACACCTGGCTCCGCAATGCCCCAGACGTAGTGATTGCAGCGACCGCTGAGCGTATGGCTCAGAACATCGTCGCTCCTGAACTCGCCCAGATGTTTGCGAATCAGAAAACCACTGCCCTCGACCGCATCTACCGCCAAGACATAGCAAAGCGCGAGGCTCATGCCGACCGCGCATCGACTGACGATTAAGGAGACTCCCGATGGGAATCGAAGCAGCAACCTATATCAAGGATCTCGTCTCGACGAATCCGACTGGATCAGACGGGAAGGCCGAGGGGGATAATCACCTCCGGCTGATCAAGGCGGTTCTCCTCTCCTCCTTCCCGAACATTGACGCAGCGATGACGGTGAGTTCTGCAACTTTGAATGCACTCCCGGCACTCGCGACTGGCGCCCTCCAGAAGTCCGGCGGTAACATGACCGGCCCAATTGTGCTCTCGGCAGACGCTACAGTCGCGATGCACCCGACGACTAAACAGCAAGTCGATGCCGCCATCGCCGCGATATTTCCAGTCGGAGCTGTGCTCGCTTTCGCGAAGAGCGCGGTTCCTTCTGGTTGGCTGGAGTGCGATGGATCGGAAGTTAGTAGAACCGGGGCGACGGCGGGGCTATTTGCAGCCATCGGTACTACCTACGGAGTAGGCAACGGCTCGACAACTTTCAACCTTCCTGATCTCCGCGGCGAGTTCATCCGAGGCTGGGCGCACGGGAGGACGTCTGATCCTGACTCCGGCCGAGCGATCGGTTCTTATCAAGCGGAGTCCGTCATCTCCCACACCCACACTATTGCTAATGCCTTTGGCACTGGAGGAACAGAGCCGTACAACGGTGGTAATGGAGCCGACTTTAACATGAACAGTTCCGGATTCACTGGGGCTTCAGGCGGAGCTGAGACCCGCCCTCGCAACATCGCCATGATGTACTGTATCAAGATCTGATCATGCTGATCCCCATCGTCGACACTGCTAATCTCGGGATGGTCGTAGACACCCCATCCTCAGAGGCTCCGATCAATGCGTGGAGCTATTTGCTGAATCTTTCCCCTCGCGATGGGGCACTTGTTCCTGCCCTTGGTTCGAGCGAGGTTATCACTACGACCGAAATGCCACAGTTCATGCTCTCGGTCACGACCCTGACGACGAGATACATCCTCGTCGCCGGCGCCACGACAGTCGAGATCTATACGACCGGGACGAGCTTCGACATAACTCCAGCCGCTGCCCTCGCTGGCTCTGCGAATTCTTGGACGGGCGGGCTCCTCGGCCAAGTCCCGTTCATGAATGACGGCACAGCTGCGCCTCGGATGTGGTCCCCGCAGTCAACCGGGCAGGTCATTCTCCCACTGTCAAACTGGCCGGCGGGATGGACCTGCGGCGCCATGCGAAGTTTCCAGAACTATCTCATCGCCCTCGATGTCACGAAGTCCGGAACGAGGTATGGACAGCTCGTCTGCTGGAGTCACCCAGCCGATCCGGGCGCCACTCCGATCTCGTGGGATGAGACGAATCCTACTTATGACGCAGGCTCCTATCCACTGCTCGACACCGACGGAATGATAGTCGATGGTCTTGAAATGCGTGGCGCCTTTATCATCGGTAAGGAGGACTCGATCTGGGTCATGCGATATATCGGTGGGGTGCTGATCTTCAGCTTCTCCAAGCTCCTTTCAGAGACCGGTCTCATTGCTCGCAATTGCATGACGAACATCAGTGCAAGGGCGGATAAGCAGATCATCTGGTGCAAGGACGACATCATCCTTCACAATGGGACTGACGGGGATTCGATACTTTCGAAGCGTCTTCGCCGCTGGTTCTTCAAGCAGATCAATTCGGCGGCGGTCTCCAAGTGCTTCGTGACGAAGGTCTTGATCGCCAACGAAGTCTGGTTCTGCTATCCTGCCGCCGGTCAGACTGTCCCGAACATGGCGCTGGTCTGGAACTGGAGCACTAACACATTCTCTCTCCGCGAGATCCCAGCAAGCAATTGTTCCATCATCTCGCAGTTCGAAACTACGAGTGCTGGCGGAGAGACTTGGAATTCGGATACCGTGACTTGGGACGACGATACCAGTACCTGGGATCAGCGCGAGTACAATTCGACTGCTTTCCAGTGTCTCCTCGGCGGCGCCGATTCTATCATTCGTCTCGTCGATGGTGCTGGTGGATGGTTCAAGACTCCGTACACCTTCTCCGCCGAGCGCCAGTCCATGCCGGTCGCTGGTTCCGCTTCGACCGGCAAGCCTGTCGTCGACACTGCTTCTGTGAAGGGCGTTGTCGAAGTCTGGCCGCGAGTCACCCTTCCGGAGGGTGGGACATTGCAGGTCGAGGTCGGCACCCAAATGTCTTGGAGCGATCCGATCACATGGGCGCCGGCAGTTACCTTCGATCCTGCAATCAGCCCCAAGGTCAATGTGCGGGCCTTCGGTCGGCTGCTCAGTGTTCGGCTGAGCGGTACGACTCGCGGCGCTACGGCTATCATGGGTTTCGACCTCGACATCCGCCCGACTTCGAGATACTGAGATGAAGATCGTTAATCGCAACGCTCAGACAGTTCGGCGAATACCGAGTGGAGAGACGGTTGAAGATCTCCGCGATTCCACTCGAGCTTCAATCCTCGACATTCACGACGCGATTTCTCGTCTTGAAAATGGCAGCTTTTCCGAGTGGGAGAATGCGAGTCTCTCAGGTACTTGGACCGTGACCTCCGGTTCTCGGATAGCGCAGGCTCGTCAGTTCGCTCCCGGTCTGGTCTCCCTCATCGGCAGGCTCGACCAAGCAACCGTCGGTAATATCGAGACTCAATGCCTTACCCTCCCTCCCGCCCTTCGCCCTCGCTTCGCCTCTCTCGTTGGCACGGTCGGTCGCCATGCGTCAGGGACTGTTCCGGTGATCTTGACAATTAATACGGATGGGAGTATTGTTCCGGATTGGCCCGCCGCAGGAACAGGGACTCACGTCCTCTATCTCGACGGTGTAGTCTTCACGACAGTATAGGAGATGACGATGCAGCTCGAAGAAATGGAAGTCCGGGCAGTTCCTGTGGCGGAGGGGGCGGTGGCAATTCAGCTCCGCCCCGGGGAGATTGTCGATTATTGGGAGGAGCTGACTGCGATTCTCGATCCGGCGGCAGAGGAGTCGCGAGGTGAGTTCACCGCTTTCACTCTCCTCCATAATTGCTTCCACGGCGAGTCTTACCTCTTCGCCTTCATCCACAACGGCGAGATCAAGGGCGCCCTCGTCGCTTCCCTCCTCCTCCATCCCTGCACAAAGGTCTGCTTCATCGATGCGTATGCCGGGGATCTGAAGCTTTTCTATCCGTATCTCTCAGTACTCGAAATCTGGGCATCGCAGAACGGGTGTTGGTATATGGAGGCAGCGGGCACAGAGGCATCGGAGCGTCTCGCCCGGCGACACGGTTTTTATCACTCACATCAGATTTTCCGCAAGCCCCTTGGCGCTGGCGGCAACATGATTCAGTAAAGGAATTATCATGAGCGGTGGCGGCGGAGGTGGAAAGAGCACTACGCAGAACTACAGTCCGGAGGAAGCAGCTCGCCGAACAAAGGTTATGGACGAGGCGCAGAACGTCTATAACGCAACGAAGGATACGATGGCGAACAGCCCGTACCCTGGGGCAGCGCCGGTTGCTTTCAGCCCTGAGTCGCAGATGGCTCAGAAGTATGTTACTCAGTACGCCTCGGGCGATGCGGCGAAGACTGTTCAGGATCTGAACTCGGCGGTTCGTTTCGGGCTGAAGGATGTTCTGAATCCGAGCACGAATCCGTATTTGCAGAAAACGGTGCAGGACGCGCAATCGAGTCTCGCTCAGAACTACACCGATGCCGGCGGTGTGATGAGTTCGATTCGGACCGGGGCGCAGCAGGCCGGGCAATATGGCGGCTCGCGGCAGGCTCTGGCCGAGGGACTCGCGGCAGGTCGGTTCGCGAAGGAGAGTTCGAACCTCGCGAACAGCATGTACAATGATGCTTACAAAACAGGTCTGAGCACAATGGGTAAAACGATGGAGTTCGCTCCGCAAGCACTTCAAGCGAATACCATTCCCGCTGCCATGCTTTCGAGCGTCGGCGCGCAGAAGGAAAATCTGGCACAGCAGCTCGCGAATTATCAGGCGGATGCAGCTGGATGGGATCTGAACAAGGACTGGGCTCCGCTGCAGAACTACGCGAACATCGTCTTCGGTGGCGGAGGTTCGCAGAGCACTACTTCGACGCAGGCTCCGAGGGCGAGTGCTTTCAATCAGCTAGCCTCGGGCGTGGGTCTGGCCTCAAGCTTGGCTGGTTTGTTTTCCCTGAGTGACCGTCGTCTCAAGCGCCAGATCACTCGTATCGGCGAAACCGTCAAGGGGATCCCGGTCTATGTCTGGCGCTATATCTGGGGCGAGCCGGGCATCGGCGTCATGGCAGATGAAGTCGAGCATCTCCCCGGAGTCGTCAGCTACAATCATGACGGCTTCGCCCTTGTCAACTACGCAGCACTGTAAGGAGTTCTCATGGACATCCTCGATTTCTTCGCGCAGAATCCGGCGCAATTGCAGCAGATGGCTTTAACCGTCGATCCCGCTCCGATTCTTGCGCAGCTCGATCAGGTCGCCGGGAAACAGGGCAGCTACGGCATGGCCGATATTCTGAACCCGAAGGTCGCTCAACAACCGATGCCGATTGATCCAGTGACAGCAGCACTGAATGCCCCGCTCTACCAAGGCTCGGCGAATCCGCAGCCATCCGGCGATCCGTCCTTCATGCCAACGAGCGCCGTTGAGCCCTCGCCGCAAGAGAAGGCTGTGAAGCAGATTCAAGGGGCGAATCGCTCCGCTGAACTCGCTGCGATGATGAACCCGACCCGGCTCCAGCCACAAGGTCCTGGGACTCCTGCCGCAGGCAAGTCTGTCGGTAACATGCAGCCGATCTTCCAGTCCAAACCGGCGCAGGCCCCCATCAGTCTCGCTCAACTTCTGGGGATGATAAAATGACAGGCTTCGCTGATTTCATTGATCCCTCGGCCCTGCCGGAGCAATCGACCGGGCAGGTTCTCGGTCCGACGCCTCCGGTTCCGGCGAATCTCGAAGGCCGGATGGCGGGATGGCAGCAGGTGATGGAGAAGCTCAAAGACCCGGCGGTTCAGCGAGGATTGCTGACAATGGCGCAGGTCACTGGCAGTGCTCCGGGCGCCGGGGAATCGGCGATTGGGCAGCTGGCTCGCGGGGCGAATGCCGGCATGGCAGCGTATCAAACCTCACTCTGGGATGACTCGCAACGGGAGCTGCTGCAGCAGAAGGAGCAGCGGGCACAGAACGAGAGCGACTCAACCCTCGCAACGCAGGAACAGGCCCGGACAAACTCGCGGCTGCAGATGGACGAGACGAAGCAACGGATGGAGAACAATGCCGCGCTGCAACCGCTGAATCTCAAGAAGACTCGGGCGGAAGTGGCAAGGGCGGAACTGCTGCAGGATGATGCGGAGCGGAATGCGGCGCTGCAGAAATCGAAGGCTTCGTTCCTGCAAGCGTATCTGGCGAGCCCGGTTCCTGACAAGGATCTCAATGCGATTGAGCTTGGTTGGATCTCAGAAGCAAAGGGTCCGACGACGCTTGAGGAACTCCGGAGAGCGCAGATCGCGAACTACAATGAGCCGAATCATATTCCAGGCGGAACGACTGGCGCTGCGTTGGCCCAAGCTCAGTTGGATCGGGTTGCCGCTGCTCTTGAAGCGGAAGACCCAGAGATCTCCAAGATCTCCGATCCTGCCCGCCGGAAGAATCTGGCCCTGTTGAAAGCGGTCGGATTCGCAACGAGTGGCGGGAAGAAGCTCGGGGAAACAGATACCCGAGGTCAGACGGCGGAAGCAGAGTTCAAGAATCTACAGGCCGAGTATGAAGCGCTGCCGGAGGAGAAGAAAAAGAAACAGACTCTGCAGCAGTATGTGGCCACTGTGACAACTGGAATTGAACGTGGCGAAACCTACCAGAAAGACCCAGCTCTGGCAGTGGCGATTCGGGAGATGGCTCGAGAGGCAGGAACGAAAGCAGTTTCAACTCCTGCACCGGTGAAGAGTGGCCCTGCATACGATGTCTGGATCAAAGCCGCCAAGCAGGCGAATCCGAACACATCGGAAGCTGACCTGAAGAAGTACTATGAAGGCAAATACGGAGCAGCGAAATAATGCCTGAGATCAACGACCCCTTTGCTGCAACTTCGTCTGGGATTGTGGACCCTTTTGAGGGGTCGAAAGCGACAGGAGCGGTCGTCGATCCTGTGGAGCATGGGGTCATTGATCCGGCTACAGGGCAGTGGAGTAAAACGGCTGATTGGTACGATACGATCTCCTCAATCCCAGAGCGAGTTGTGCAGGGTACAAGGGCGATCCTGCCGAATTTCACGAACAAGACTTTGCAGGAAGAATTGCTCCGGCGGAAGATGGAGGGGACGGCGTCGCCGCTGCAGGAGATCTCGAAGGAAAGCGATAAGACCTTTGCACAGAGAATCTGGGGATTGGCGGAGGATACTCCGAGCGTTGAGGCCCGAGCCCGAGTCGCGATGGACGAAGCGGCGGCGGCGAATAAGAGGCTTAATGAAGCACGACCGGCTGGCGAAAACGAGGCGCAGCAAATCGTTGGCGGCGCCTTTGAATCCCTTGGCCCGAGTCTTGGCTCAGTCGGTCTAATCGCGGCGACTCGCGGGAAGGCTGTACCTGCGTTGGCTCGGAATGCAGCTGAGCTGGCTGGGTTCGCCGGGGGAGTTGGCGGCGGCTATATGGCGGAGGTTGGACAGGACTTTCAGGAGTCGATTGAGCGCGGAGCCACTGTCCCGCAAGCCGCTCGAACAGCTGATTTCGCCGGGGCAGTCTCGATTGCCCCGACCGCTGCCGAACTCCACGCGGCGACTCGAGCTGGCATTCCTCTTATGCGCCGGATCGCGGAGACCCTTGGTGCCAGTGCGGCGGAGGAATGGAACACTGCTTTCTTGTCGGGGTATGAACAGAAACTTGCTTGGGACCCGAACCGCCCGCACTCGGAAATCTGGCGTGATTCGGCCAAGGAGGCACTTGGCGGTCTTATCGGTGCCTCAACAATGGGTCCGATGGGGCATGTAGGGGAGATAGGGAGGGCACCTGACTACCGCTCGACTCGCCGCTATACTGATGAGCAGGTGGCGGAATTCGAGAACATTGCTCGGGAGATCGAGAACGGGACGATCCTGACTGGAGTCCCTCGGGGCCTCGCTCCGTATATCGAGCAATATGGGACGCTCCTTACTCCTGACGCCGCGAATGTGGCGACCGGGGCACCGGCAGGTCCAGTGATTCTCCTTCCGACAAACCTTCAGCCCGGCATGATCGACACTAACGACATTGCTCATCGGTGGGAACTGGTTACTGACTCGATGGACGCGGACCGAGCGGACGCTGTTCTCAACGACTTCGACGCGAAGATGCGAGTCAATATGCAGGACGCGATTGAAGGCTTCGCCGCGAATCCAGAGGGACTGGCGGCGGCCGCTATGATCACCGGGCGAGATCCGCTGGCTGGATTGATGGCGCGGGTGCAATCTGGAGAACTCGGTCCGATCTGGTACGATAACTTTGCGCAGGTTTTCAAGGCGACACTCGATCAGGCGCAACAGGATTTGCAAGATATTCTGGATAATGGGGCTGGGAAGAGGCTGCGACTGGCTGAGAAGAAGCTGGCAGATCTGGCGAATGAGGATCTGTCGTCGATGGTGGATGATACGGAGAATACAAGGAAGGACCTCGAAAACGCACTGTGGGTTGAGCAGCAAGTTCAAGCTGGAGTGCCGCTGGCAACGGCGATAAACCACTCGCGACTCCCGCATCCGACTCTTTCTGGTCTTCCCTTCACTGACTGGATTCTTCATAACAGGAACTATCAGAGCGCGAAGGATTTGCTCATGACTTCCCGCCTGTCAGACTACCTGAAAGGCCGGCAAGCTGGGACCTTCTTCCCTGATAGTCGCTATGGTCAGCCTAATAATGCCATCAATCAGGCGACCGCAGATGGCATGGGCGCCTTCACGAAGTTCAATACTAGTAACCCGAACTCCGCTTGGAACGCCTTCAATGCCGACGGAAAACTTGTCTCGAATGTTACGAGTTTTGTGGGTATGACTGCGGATCAGATCAAGGTGGAGGTAGCTCCTGGGTCAGTGCTGGTCTCGCAAGATTTTCAAGCCACTGATATGGCACGGGTCGAACAGGCCGCTCGGTGGATGCGGAGTGCGATGAGAGTTATGGGGCTAGATCTTCGGCTTGCCCTCACTCCAATTCCTGCCGGGGATACTAGCATCTACGCTGACGTCAGAACTGACAATGACATGGCATTCGTCCGTCTGAACCTTAGCCGTCTCCCGTCGCAAGCTCAGTTGCTCTCGACGCTCGCCCACGAACTAGCGCACGCCGCTGCGGCAAAAATTATCGCGAATAACCCCATTGCTTTCAAGGCGATTCAGAATGCGTGGCATAAGGCAGTCTTTCAGCATCTGATGGACCCAAATAAGACCTCGAAAGATTTCGAGAAAGCGACGAGAGGGATACTCTCACCTCGCTGGAATGCTCCCATCATTCCAGGCATCATGGACTCACTGGTGAATAATATTCCGTGGCTTCAGGGATCGAATGTCTCGTCGTATCTCTCGACATTCATTGAGTATCTTGCGCATCAAGGAGAACGAGCTATTGAGTCCTATCCGGAACTGCAAACCCCGGATGCTCAGGCAGTAATAGACCACATCAAGGCTCTTGGGAAGGATATGAAGTCCCTCCTTCCCTCCGACGCCTATACTGCTTGGCTGGACTCGAGGGCGTTTGCCGCAGAAGCGAGACTCGACGCGGATAATAAACAAGCGATGTATACGATCGGCGCGAATCTATTAGCTCGGATGCCGAGCCACCCGCTCGCCCAAGCGATTCTCGAGCGCGCTATCGCTGACGAAGCTGGAGTGCCGACCGAGGAAATCGCTACCGCTCAGAATCCCGCTCCTCCCAATGTCGGTCAGCAAGCCGTCAGCCCGATCTCCCGCATGGCTCAGTTCTGGTCTTCACCTGGCAACCAATTCCGAACGAACATGACAGCCGGTGCCCAAGCCATTGGCCTCGACATGGATAACTACAATCGCTTCGGTGCGAAGTGGCAGGGACTGCTCCAGCTCACCTGGCGGAATCCGCACATTGCGACTCTTCGCGCTTATACCGAGGGTGTTATGCAGTGGGCGAATACCCGCATGAAGTGGATGGTCCGGGCGAACGACACCGTAAAGGCCTTTCATGCCCTTGGCGCGGAGCGGATAGATCAGCTCACCCGTTTCATGCTCGACGAGACTCATCGCGGACTCGCCTACGATATGACCAACCCGGCGGATAAAGCTTATGTGCAGCAGAATTATCCGAAACTGGATGCGGCTGCGCGTGAGGTTTACCTTCGTGCCAGGAGAGACTTTGTCGATTTCCTTCGAGCTGTAGAGACTGCGGCAGAGAATCAGATCCGTCGGAGGCTCGCGGGAGACCCGGTGAAGCAGGCGGCTGAGATTCAGGAACTTCGGAAGCGGGTAAACTCGCAGATCTCAGTTCCATACTTCCCGATGGCTCGCTTTGGGAATTACATGGTCTATTTCAGAGCAACGAAACCGATGGTCTACGAGGGGAGGAATTTCGCCGCCGGGGATCTGATCGGAGTGTTCGCCTTTGAAGGTCGGCGGGAACAGCAGAAATTTGCGGAGCGACTTGCTAAGAACTACTCGGGGCACTCCGTTACCTCGCGGATGGCGACGCAGATGGAGAGGACGCTGAGTGGCATGAATCCGATCATGATCGAGGCGATGATGAAGTCCACGAACTTCACCGCGGATCAACGGCAAGAGATGTCGGAGTTCCTGCTCAAGACCTCGCCGGCGATGAGCTGGGTGAAGCATATGATGGGGAGGAAGAAGACCCTCGGATATAGCCTCGACGGTGTTCGCTCGTTCTCGGACTACTTCCTGCATGGTTCAAATCACCTCGCTCGGATGATGCATGGAGATAATCTGCGCGAAGCTATCACGAATATGGAGCAGGAAGAGCTTCAAGCCACGGGACTGCCGGAAAATCCTGTGGATTCGACGAAGCGCTCGCTGATCCGCCAGTGGGTCATGGATCACTATGAGTATATCATGAACCCGAAGGAGGATTGGGCGAAGGCTCGGGCGGTCGTGGCGATCGCGTATCTGGCTGGATCGCTCCGGTCGGCGATAGTGAATCTGACGCAGACGGCGACGTTTACCTATCCGTTCCTCGCCGCGAAGTATGGTGAGCTGAAGGCGGTTCCTGCGTTGATTCGGCAGTACAAAAATGCACCTCGGCTTTACAAGATGGTTGCCGGGATGAATCAGACCGAGGAGGCCGTGCTCCAGAAATACATGTCGGGGCAGGTTCTGACGAAGCCGGAAGAAAAGATGCTCGCGAAGCGGCTCGGCGGAGACATCGGGAATGCGAACAACGTAGCTCGGGCAGTCGGGCTTATGCGGGGACTGCAGCGAGCTGTTGCCGAAGGTTTCCTCGATGAGTCGAATGCGACGGAACTGGCAGCGATGAGCGAGGGCGGGTGGATGGCTCGGGCGCAGTCGTCGAGCCGGCTCGGGTACTACGGGCGGTCGACGATCCAAGCACTGATGTGGCCGTTCCAAGAAGCCGAGAAGCTTAACCGCCGAGTTGCATTCGGAGCGGCGTATGAGCTGGCGTATGATGATCTGAAGAATCCGGACGCAGCTTTTGAGGCGGCGAAAGAAGCGGTTGCGAGGACGCAGTTCGAGTACTCGAAGTGGAACCGGGCGCCGGCATTGCAGGGCAGGAAGGGACTGGCGTTGATGTTCTGGCAGTATAAGCTCAATGCCCTTGCCCAGCTCTCGTCAGACAAGAGCTTCTTCTGGCGATATGCCCTGATGCAGACGGCGCTGGCCGGGGCGTTCGGCCTGCCCTTCGTGGAGAACATTCTAGATCTGATCGACTGGATTATGCAGCGGATTAACCCGAATCGGAAAGCGGACTCAAGATACGAGATCCAGAAAATGCTTGAGGAGCACATGGACTTCCTCGGTTCCGATGCTGTACTGCATGGGCTGAGCCCATTGACGATGGTAGATATCAGCGGGTCGATGTCGATGGGCCAGTTCCTACCATTTACTGATGTCCTTCTCGGCTCGGAGGGGCTCATGCACGGTGTCGCCAACCTGGGTCCGGGTCAGGACGTCCCGGTGATGGACTTCAAGGATCTCGTGCAGCGCTCGGCTGAGGACGCTGGTGGGGCTGCAGTTGCGCTTTCGTTCCGGGTCTTGAAGGGTCTCACCAGCAACGATCCAAACAAGGTCAATGTTGCCCTGAAGGCAAACCCGATCTCGTTCCTCCGCGACGCCTCGGAGGCGACACTTATGGCGCTGGACGGTGAGGCCAAATCGGCTTCGGGAAAAACGATCGTCGAGTTTGACCTCCAGAATCCACACCATGCGGCTGAAATTGTGGCGAAGTCCATGGGCTTCCAGCCGACGGTTCTTCGTACAGGGCGGCGGGATGAGAACGGGGATCTGGTGGAAGGCAGTCCCGGCCGGGATCATAACTGGCTGATAGAGCGGCAGCTGGCGTACTATAAGACCCGTCGGGAGATGCTGGTGCGAGGCTACACAAACGCTTACTTCCAAGGGGAGGAGGAAGCGAAGGAGGTTATCTTGGCCCAAATCAATGCCTTTAATGAAGAGGTCGGACGGTTCGGACTCGGAATCAAGGGAAGCTCGATCCGCGAGTCGATCAAGAATCAAACGAAGTCGGAGGTCTACTCGGGCCATGGGTTGAAGGCGGGCCAGGGTCTAGGGCTGTCGAAGGCCCTGAGGGACCGGGAGTTCTAAAGGGCTTCGACATAGATCGTGGCTCCTTCCTGAATGAGCTTGACTTTCTTCTGGCGTTGGAGGGCGGAGAGGCAAGACTCGAAAGTCTCGGTGGTTGGGAGTTTGCTAGCAGCGGCGATGAAAAGGGCGGAGTACTCGATTCGCTTTGCTCGTTGGACAAGGGCGAAGACGAAGTCGAAGTGCTTCGCTAGGTCGTCGCGGCCAATGGTGGAGAAGATCCGCTGCATCTCCGGCTCGAGATTGCTGACCGCCTTGGTGGCGAAAGCGAGATGATCCTTGGTGATCAGCTTGTCAGAACCGGTAGCGGCGGCGATGATCATGGCGAGCTTGTGGATGTGGGACTGGCGCCGGGACCAGTAGCCGCCGAACTTCTCCGGATCAAGACCGCCGTAATCGTTCCGCTCCCACATCTTGCGATAGAGAATCTGGCCCCATTCGTAAGCCTCCTCCGTCATATCAAACTCACCGATGGTCTCGGCGATGATGCAGAGATCCTCGGTGAGTTTAACCTCGAGATCGCGGAGCTTGGAGATCGGGACCGAGCGCTTCGGGTAGGCGACGAGTTTATCCTTAGCGTCGGCGTAGACGAAGACGCAACGGGAGGTAAAGCCTCCGCCCATCATGTACTCCGGGAACTCCTTGGAGATCCATGACGGCGTGGTGCAGGCGATGAGATTGATCCATGGATTCGTGATAGTGTCATCGCCCTGTGTCTTGGTCTCCTTCTTAAATGGGTTCTCCCGGCAATCGTAGAGATTGACGTACATATCCACCATCTCCCGGTCTTGAGGGTCGAGGAGGTTACCGAACTCGCTTGAGGCAAAGGTAAGGCAGCTCATAGTCGAAGCCTTGCCGTCCGGGGTTATGAACGACTCTGCTGACTTCGAGAGCGAGGTGACGAGGGATTGCCAGGTAACAACATCCGGACCAAACTTGATTCCGGGAACTCGGCGCAGAAGGTTCATTCCGAGATCCGCTGTTGTACTCTTGGCGATCACCCCGGACGGGGCGAGGAGGACTATGTAGAAGTTTGGATACCACTTGAATGTGCCCATATCGAAATAGCATTTGCGACGAAGGGCGCCCGCGATTGTGCTGACGCCCACCCAGAAGTACATGAGGTCCGGAGCTTCATTGACTGAGGCGTAGTCGCAGAAGGCTTGGAGCCAATTTGGGAAGTTTCTCTTTTTCATTATTGGGGACTAGTTGATGTTCAATATGTTCCCATCTACCATCAGCAGTCCCCCCATGAATTAGCACTCCAGTTAGCGCTGGCCGGGATCACCAGCGGCTTTGGATATGGAATGACGATCTTAGAGAGTTCGAGGATCTTCGGCGCGAGTTCGGCTTGGCGATGGGCAGGAACTTGGCCAGAGAGCGAGTCGTGGGTTTGGAGAAGAATCTGGACCTCGGGGAGGGCGATGTCGATTCGCTCCCAGGCTCGGTTGATAACGAGGGCGACGGTAGATTGAGGGACCCATGCGAGAGCTTCCGGCAAGAGCGCTTCAGTCCGGTCGAAGAAATAGCGCCGGTTGCCGAAGCGATTCTCGACGAAGCCGCAGGTGTCGATCATGTGGCGAGTCCGCTTATGCCAGTCATGGATGCCGGGGTGCGCATCGAACCAGTTTTTCTGTGCCCGCTCACTCTCATTGACGGAGATACCGCAGGTGATCGCCATAGTCCTCGCACCGCCACCGTAGTTCGTATTCCCAGTTACACTGATTTTACCAGATCGACGGGTGAGCCAGAATCCGGTAGTAGTCTTAGGGCAATACACAGTAATACCGGCACCGGGAACTATAGTGACTTTGGAATAACTTAGTCTCCACAATTTACGAGCATTTATCAACCAACGATACAGCCGCTGTCGACCGGGGCGATCTAGGAAATTGAATTGCGAGCCGTATCCATGCAGGTGCGCTAGGGTATGGCAACCTTCAGCCCTTACAGGGTCTATGCTTGATACCCATTTCCCACCTGTATCTCCTTCATGCCCATCCCAATACACTTGCTCTTCGATATAGGCAGTAGCAGTTTTGTGGGACCAATGGAGGTAGGCAATGCACCAGTCCTTCGATACGAGGTGTAATTGTCGAGCCTCTGAATGAGGAATGTAAAAGCGCTCAAATGTTTCAGTGAAACCTACATTGTAGAATTTGAGCAACATCCGAAGTCTATTGATCTTCCGCTCTTTTCTGAGGTGGAATGTTACATTCCCGTGTTGATCTATACTCCCATCGGCATGTAACGCGCACAGTAACTCAGGTGCTGGGTGGTTCAGGTATCCATCGTAGATCGTTGATTTCGCTAGTCGGGCTGACTTCGGAAGTTCCTTAGCTGTGGTTATAGCCCACTCGCTTTTTGCGTCAGTTATGTAACCCATGCGATGATCGAAGGTTACGAACTGATCCACTGCTTCACCAGAGAAATGAATCATCTCAGTATTACAAGGGCCAGACCACCAACTACTTGGGACTTCAAAGTGAGCGCTACTTCCATCTACGGCTGTTACTAGGATAGGCATGTTTTCTGCCATAGCTTCCGCAACGGATTTCCATCCCTCCGGCGTCAGAGCCTCATGCTGTTCGTCGACGCAGCCATGGCAGAAGCTCTTCGCGAGCTGACGGTAGCGCCCGTACTTCTTCTTGATCTGCTTGACGAGTGCAGGATCGCGGAGATCGTCGAAGGAGAAAGGGAGCTTGAACACAGCACGGGCGTTGGCGAGGTGTATGTCAAGCCCCTCATCCATGACGATGCGAAGTTCCTCGTCGTCGGCTTCGGCAACGACGACTTGAAGGTCGGCACGATCCAAGTCCATATCGAAGAATATCATACCGTCGTCAGGGATAAAGTCCTTCCGCAGGTTCGGGAGGCAGAGTTCGTCGGCCGTACGCTCCGGATCATCCTCATTTCCCTTCGAGACATTCTGGAGATTGGTGCCGGAGCCGAAGGCGTTCTGGGAGGAGGCAAGGCGGTAGGTATCCGTGCCGGCGAGATTGTAAGAGCAGCGCATCCGGTTGTCGCCGTCGAGCTTGGCTCGAAGGAAGGTGTTGCGAAAGACGGAAAGCGAGCGGACCTCGCGTATACGATTGACGATGGGGAGGAGGAGAGGCTCGCGAATGCCGACCTTCGTGAGCGCCTCGTCGTCGGTCGAGACCGATCCGGTCTTGCGACTGATAACCGGGGCGATGCTGAAGTCTTCGTAGAACAGGGTCTTGAGTTGCGCCGGCGATGCAAGGTTGATCTCATGGCCGAGGGCTTTGAAGATGAAGGCCTTGCGATCCTCTATTTCGGCGGTGAGCTGAGCATCACTCTTCGCTCGCCCAGCGTGGTTCATCCGGACCCCTCTCATCATAGCGCGGAGAACAGGACGCGCCATGCGCTGTTGAAACTCGGCGGGAGCTTCGAGCCCGAGCGCCTTGATGGTCTTCATCAGCGACATCGCGACTTCGTAGGTGCGGCAGCAGTCTTCGCAGTTGTAGTGGAAGAACTTGCGGTCGTCGGTCGGGGCGTTCTTGTAGTCCTTGAGGTCGTCCTTCCAGTAGATGTAATGTTCGCAGTACATGGATGCGAGGTAGTCGAGAGCCTTCGGAAGTTCAAGAAATACCGAGTGCTGCGCGAGCATCGTATCGAAGTCAGCGGGACGGAAGATTGCCCAGTAGCGAGCGAAGTACTGAGCGTCGTAGAGATAGTTCTGCCCGATGATCCTGATGCGAGGATGCCGGCAGACTTTCTGGAATGTCCTGATAATCTGCAGTTCCTGCTCGAGGTCGTAGTAATTCGACTTCGTGAAGATCGGGATGCAAATGGCCTCGGTGTCAGACCAAGCGAGCCCTACGCAGGCGAGGTGATGTCGGATAGTCTCGATGTCAATGGAGAGCCAGAGCGGGTTGTCGTCGCCGCGCAGATCCGCGTCGGCGATGAAGGACTGGAGCTTCTCTATCGCTTGAGCTGCCGTAGGAAATAGCTGAAAAGTGTATGCCTTTTTAGCAGGTGGACCGCTGATGCACTTCGCGGCGCGGCGAAGATCCTGGACGAGCGCGGTTCTCCATGACCACTGGCGAAGGACAGCGGACGGATGGTACGTCGGGATGATGGTATGGGGGAAAGAGAGTGCGGGGGCGGAAAGCATCGACCCGCGCCACTTGATAATGCCGGACTCTCCGGTGAGCGCCCAGAGAGCAGTCCCGCCAAGCGCGATGATGACAGTCGGCTGGAGGATCTCGATAGTGGACCATAGCTCACGGACCCCCTCAGCAACGCAGGGGTGGACCATCTTCCCTTTGAGAGGGACGAAGTTCGCGGGCGCAGTTTTGACTGACTCACTGATGAGCACCTCCACCATATTTCCGGGAGGGCGGTAGAGGACGACGTTAGTGAGCGACGCGATGCCACGCGATAGTCCGGCTTCGGTGAGTACCTTGTCGAGTAACGAACCCGCAGGACCTGCAAAAGGATAACCAAGGGTTTCTTCCACGCCTCCTGGGGCCTCGCCAACAATAAGTATCTTGGCGTTCGGATTGATCTGCGCATGGATCTTCTTTCCGGGGATGAAATGAGCTGTTGGTTTGAACTTTGGCTTGGCCACGGCAGGGTTCCTTAAGTGGGGTTCTTTTGAGCTATAAGATGTTCTGAGAAGAAGATGATCTTCATTCCGAGAGTATCGGCGATTTGGAATTCGAGCTTTGCGCCCGTCGATTGGTGCCAATTGGGGAGGAGGACTATAGTGTCACACTCAGCAAGGAGTCTGAGAGCCCGCCGCATGTAGAATTCCCACGGAAGGGTAGTGTCAGTGACGTCCTCGTGCGGGGAGATGACATGGTGCCCAAAGCGTCGATACCGCTCAGTTACACACCGGAATAGCGGAAAGTTATACTCAGGAATTCCAGTCATTGGGCCGGCGATGTAGATTTTCAGAGATTGGGCGCCGGCGATCATACCGTCCCCTCCATCCTTGAGCGAGCGAGGACGAAATTGCTCATGTTATTCTCGCAGCCAGTGGCGATGAGCTTCCGGAGATTCGCTGCCGGGAACAGGGTACCAGACCCAAGGAACGGATCGAGTACAGTCTGTCCCGGTTCGGCTGAGCGGGAGAGCAGATCGAGGTAGAGTTCGATCGGCTTCTGGGCGGGATGGATCTTCGTCACGACCGGCGAGTATTCGAGGACGTCGGGCAGTACTTGAAGAACCTTGCGATTACCTTTACGGAGATAGACAATCATCTCGTAGGTTCTCCGCGGACCGTACTCCGGCTCAGGTAGGGTACCATTTCGCTTGTTCCAGATCAGCGGTACGTGCCACGGATTCCAACCAGCTCGACGCGCCATCGCAATGATGTCTTCGTACCGGCGGGGATCGCAGAAAATATAGGCATGAGCGTTGGACTTGGTAACGCGGAAGCCCTCGGAGAGAACTGCGGGCATGAGGTTGAGCCATGTCGCATAGCTGTCGTCGTACTCGTGGCCCGAGGACTGCTCACCGAATCCGTCAGCTCCGACTCCGTAGGGCGGGTCGGTGAGGATGACGTCGAACGAGGCGGCGGGAAGACTGCGAAGGAAGGTCCGAGCATCTTCGTTCGATATGGTATGCTGAGAGTTGATCTGCGAAGTAGGGTTAACAAAAGCTTCGCGCAAACGTTGAGCGCTCTCGGCTTTCTTCTTCACGATCTTTGCCGCTTCAGTCGGTGTTGCTGCCTTGGCCACCTCGGGATCGTCGAGATGTCTGGCGAGCATGAGCATGGTGCCGGTGCGCTCGGAACTGGAGTGGGTCTCTTTGGCGAGTTCGGAGATGGTTGGAGGGATGGCGCTGGTCTGGGCGCGGAGATCCCGGAGTTTCTCGTAGGCCCGGGCCCGCTCCTGCCAGGTGATGTCGAGCCGCTTGATGTTCTCGTGCAGTTCAACCTCGGCGGCGTCGGTCGCGGAGAGACTTCCGAAGTCGATGTAGGGGATATGTCCGGTCGGGCAGACATTCTTGCCGTGCTTGATCTGAATGCCGTTGTGAATGAGAACCTTGCAGGCGCGGAGGCGGCGCTCGCCGGCAGCGAGAGTACTGCCCTCGCGGAGGACGATGGGCTGGATGAGACCGAGGGTTTGGATCGAGTCGACCAGTTCGGCTTGAGCTTCGGTCGGGAACTCCTTGCGCTGCCGGTCCTCGGGAATCTGAATATGTTGTGCGTCAATGGTAAGCATTAGTACTCCAAGGTAAAAAGCCCGGAGAGCAGAACGCGCTCCGGGCCAAGATCAAGCGGGGTTCGGCTTAGCCGCGATCAATCGAGGCGACGTCGTCGATGTTGGCGATCGGTGCCCCCTTGTACTGCGAGTGGCTCACCTTGCCGATGAGCGGCTGACCGATGAGCTGGTTGAAGCTCCACTCTTCGCCGGTGTTCTGGTCGACGGCTTCGCGCAGGCGACCGAGGCCAACGTTGCGCCCGGTGCTGGTATCGAGGCGACCGTTCTCGTCGAGGTCGAGAATGACGGAGTAGCGGAGTGTGATCTTGTCGCGCTTCGTCGCTTCGATCACGTCCGGGTACAGGCCGATGTCGAGATCGCAGGTCGCGTCGAGGAACGTGAGCTTGTCGTTCGGATTGTCCTTGCGACCGGCTTGACGGACGTCGAGCTTGGAGATGGTGAAGCGGTAGTCGCCGACCGGGCACGGGATGATCTGCGTATCCAGCTCGGCCTTGATCGCGGTCTGCAGGAAGGATTGTGCGTCGAATTGAGACATGGTGTTACTCCTAGATGGAAAGGGAAAGTGGAGGCTCCCCGGCGAACCGGGCTAGGGTGAGGTGAGGATTACTCCTCGTCCTCGTCTTCTTCATCGTCTTCTTCTTCGTCGTCGTCCGGGTCTGCATGGTAGGCAAGAGCAACGGCGCCTTCAGCATACGGGTATTCGTAGATCGCACAGCGGCTCGAGCCCAGATCTTCGAGCACTTCGCAGATAATCTGAGCGACTTCTGCCAGCGTCATTTCTTCAGCAACATCTACGAGCAGTTTCATCGTACTTCTCCATAGTTATCAGCTTGGGCGGCGGCGGCTGCCTTGGCCCACGGATTGAGGATCTGCGCGACATCCGGCACGAGCTTGCTGGAGATCGGCAGGTATCTGGTCTTGAGATCAGCGGAACTATTCGCCGTATCCCAATACCACTTCTCACCTTCCCGAGACGTGTAGATGATCTCGGAGAAGAGGGGAGCCAGTTCACTCGCGATGGCTGAGCCGATGGTTCTCGGCATCAGGCGGACACCGCCAGTCATCTCGTCTTTCTCGCGAACCGGGTGCGCCGTCATCATCAGGCCGCAGCGGATACCGTTCGTGAGCATTCGGAGGAAGTTCATGATGTTGACCTGAGCTACCAGGTAGTCGGGCGGGGCGGCAGTTGGCTTCGTGCCGATCTGCATCTTCATTGCCATCTGGGACAACTCGGTCAGCGAGTCGATGCCGAGGAAGTCCTTCTCCGTCCAGTCCTCATCAACGGCTCCGAAGTGTTCTCCGGTACGGTGATCGACGTAGTCGCCGAGGGCGGAGACGATCTTCAGGAACACGTTGTTCTTGTGGCGGTCAGGATCGACCATCTTGGAGAGCTGGTCGTAGCCGTTCTTTCCGACGGTCTCGGCTGCCTTGATCAGGGTCTTGATTCCCGCCGGCTTCGTCTTTACGACGTGCCAGTGAAGACACTTCGGGATCGGCTTGCCAGCGTCAGAGTAGTACTTGATCAGGGTCTCGAGGCCGTTCTCGGTGAAGAGCATGAACAGCCTGCCGCCGTCCGTGTTCTCCTCTATCCAGTCGGCGAGGGTGCCGAAGGCTCGGGTCTTACCGGTGCCTGCCCCACCCATCAGGAGGATCTTCGGTGGGGTGAGTTCAAAACTGTACTCGTCTTCGTTAGTGTCAGACATCGAGGGACTCCAGTTGGTTGATGAGGAACTCCGCGATCAGTCGCGGGGCAAACCTTGGGTGCCCACGTCGTAGGTACGCAGAACACCAGAAGAGATCAGGAGGCTCACGGAAGTGACGGGCACACGGCTCGCGCTCAGAAATCCAGCTCTGCGGAGCGACCGGATTAATGGATTGAGCATGCGCCACGCCGCAAACAGGGCAGTAGAATACTGTTGATAACTCAGATGCTGCTTTTGACCACGGCTCATATCGAACTCCATTCTCGGAAAAGTGTACCCAATTCAGCCCGCTGCTACCGGTATCCATTCCCGCTCCACGAAGTGGGTCTTGATGAAGGGCTCCGGATCGCGGGAGAGGCAGAGGATTTTGTAATCGCAGCCGCCGAACGCATTGCACCCGTCGCTCAGGTTCATGTCATACTCATCAGACTTGTATGCCTCGATCATCCGATTGATATCGCGGAGGAGCTGAGCGTACCAACGGTCGATCATCCAGCGAGGGCGGTAGTCAATAACCTCGCCCTGCTTGAGATCTTCCTTCAGGATACAGATCCCCCGAATCAAAACGCCGGCGACGTGATAGCCATACTGCTGAGCCGCCCAGCAATAGCCAGTAAATTGGGAGCGGAGGGACCATTGGTTCATCCACTGCGGCCCCATCGCCCCGGTCGTCTTCTCGTCGACGCACCAGAGCGAGTTCATGTACTCGCCTACCATGTCGAAGCGACCGCCGTAGAGCAGCGGATCGCCACTGTCTGGATGGTTGATCGGCAGGGGGATGGCGAAGGAGAACTCAACTGCGGGCTTGCCGCCTGTGATGAGCGGGGAGACTCGGTCGGACGCCGGCGGGAAGGCTTCATGGAGGTAGAAGTCATAGGCACGGAGCATGCCGTAGAGACTCTTCGCTTCGCTCCCCGCGTCGAAGGCTCCGTACTCTTTGCAGAGAGCCTGAGCGCCGGCGAGATAGGCGGTTTGGAAGTCACGCTCCCCACCGTAGTAGGTCTTGCGATAGACCTCTAGACCGCGAGCGAATGCGCCTCCCGCGACGAGATGGATGGATTCCTCGGGATGATCGAGGTGCTGGTTGAAGCGCCGGTTCCAAGCCATTGGACACTTGACAAACTCCGAGCGCATCGTATTGTCGATGACGTGAGGGAAGGGCATGGCCGGCTCAGATACGCTGAGTGAACAGGTCTTTCAGCTCCTCGGCCGAACGGACCGGAGCTGCCTTTGAGGCCTTCGGTGCCTTCGCCGTGGGGACGAGGCGGGAGCGGCGGATGAGCGAGAGCGCTTGGGCAAGTTCCTCGACGGGAATATCCTCGCCGGCTGCGAGCCGCCCCCGCCACTCGGCAACGAGTTGCTTCGGGTCTTCGATGGTAGTGGCAGTCATGCTGACCTCCGTGGGTTTCGGTGAATGGGGATAATGGCACACATTATCGGGCGTGTCAATCACTCTCGAGCAAGGCCCGTTGAGTTCTGATCGCTGCCGCCAGCCGATTATAGGCGGGCGAGCGGTCGAGGGTCTCGAGGGCGAGGTCGAGGAGGTCGTCGGCGGAGCGGGCGGCGTCGAGCTTGAGCTGGCTCTCCTGCGCGTGCCCGGAAGCGCCGATCCAATAGCGGAGGAGCCGGTTGATCAGCTCAGAGCGAGCGCCGTACTGAGGCTTTCCACGCGAGTCGTCGAAGACGAGGATCTCGAGCTTCGCGGCGACATCGGCAGCGAGGTAGGCTTTGATCTGGACGCTGGGGGTGATGAGTTTTGGGCGGGCCATGATTATTCCTCCGAGGTGATAAGGGGTTCGATGAACATCAGCTCGGTCTTCGCCCGAGTGACCGCGACGTACTTGAGATTCAGTTCCTGCTGGAGTTCGGTCTCGGAGGCCCTCGGGTGAGGCATGAGAGAGTGGAAGCCGTAGATCCAAACGCGTGGAAACTCGAGGCCCTTGGATTTATGGACGCTGGAGAGGACTATCGAGTCGGGCTTGCGAGTGAAGATGGTGTCGATGAGGGTGATCAGCTCGCCGACGTTGTTACATCCGTCGCAGAGGGCAGTGATGGCGTCTATCTTGTCGTCGAGGGTGAGAGATGGACGTTGCGATTCCTTGTGAATGGAGAGGAGCTTCGGGAGATCCTCTATCCTCGACGGGTTGATCTTCTTCACGAGGGCGATCATCTGCTCGCCGTACTCGCGACCTTCGATATAACACTGACGGCGAGCGATGAGGAGCTGGAAGGCGAGGCGGATGATAGGGGCATTTGTCCGGCAGAGAATGGCGTCACCGGGGCGGAAGGAGTCGATTGACCAGTCTTGGTCGAGGTCTCGGAC